CTTCATTGCCAAAGTTTATAGAATATAAATAACTTAAATCAGTAGCACCTGTATTTATTTCATTGTTAAATCTAACATAGTTATTTACGTTTGTGTAAGTACTTCCATTGTAAATTTTAATAGGAAAAGCAGAAACATTAACTAATCCATTGTTATACATCAATATTGGTTTAGGTGTATAACTTTGTAAATCTTTGTTTAATAATGTAGCAGTTTGAAAATTATATCCTGTTGCTCTTTCAAACATAACATCTTCAAATGGTAACTTAATTTCATATTTACCACTTTCTGAATTTGAACCACTATCAAATGTTAAATCACCATATTCTCTATTGAATAAACCTCTAAAAGCATTATTTAAAATGTTTTCTGAATTTTCATATTTAAACTCTATTGATTTAAATAGTTTTGGCTTTTCAATATCTAATTCATCAGCATAAATAAATGGTGTTAAATCTTTTATTTGACCAGCTTGATAATATAATTCTAATGGCTCTAATAAAAATGTAGTTTCATTAATTGGTGTAATAATTAAATTAAACATTTTAACTAATCCCATAAAGAAATCTGCAACCTTAATATCAGGTACATAATTAACAACTTCTTGTATTGCTGAAAATGATTGACCAGTAGGTGAACCACTTACTGCATAATTATATCCTTCAGTTGTAACATCTGGTGAAGTACTTCTTCTAATATATGCTATTTTACCTTTAAAATCAAAAGCACCTATTGCTGAAATTTTAATTTTATATTCGTGTTGTGCTGCATCATCTGATTGTCTAACATCTAATAAAGTAACACTTGTAGTTCCAACTAAATTATCAAATGTTTGTACTACTACACCATCTTGATATAATTCAACTTTATAATTTGTTGTTGTAAATCCTGTTGCTGGTGTTGTTCTAAAATTAATTGATATTCTTTTTGGTCCAGTTGCTGGAAAAAAAGTATTCCAATTTGAAGTAATTGTGTCTGTTGTTGTATTATATTCAGGAAAAGTAGCAGTACCATCAAATCTATATTGGTCATAAAATACACCAGCATTGTATGCTCTTGGTAATTCGCTATTTTTCATTAACATATTCAATTTAGCAAATTGATTATATCCTAAAAAATTACCTGTAAATGTTAAACCATATTTAGTTTCAATAAAATCTAATATGCTTGTTATAGGTACTGCTGGAAATAAATCATCCCAATTAATAGCACCAGTATTTGTAGTTATATCATAAATTGTTGCAGTTTTATATTCTAACTTTCTTGTGTTACCAATTAAAGGATATGTTAAACCACCAAGATTTGTGTTTATATAACCAATAACACTTGCAGCATTATAAGTATGATTTAAAGAACTAAAATCTAAAGTATTTAATTTATCTTCACCAAACTTATCTTTTAATTGTGTTAAGTTACCATAGAATGTAAGTGTATAACTTTCAATATAACCATTCTTTTTATTTGCTTTTTCTAATTGTACATTACCTTCTCTAAATGGTATTGTTTCTATTTCTATAAAAGCATTGTATCTTATTCTTGCATCATAACCATTATCAACTGCATTATCATACCAATGTGAAAAGATAGCATTGTTTGTTGGTGATGCTGGAATAGTAAATGATTGTGAATAGTCTGTAAATAGTTTACCAATATCTGAATAGTTTTGTATTGTAGAAGTAACTGAAACTTTTTCATCTTGAAACATTTCAACTCTTTTAGCAACATCATCAACGTAAATATATAACTCCATTATATTACATTATTAATTTGATTGAAATTGTACTCAAACTCTATTTGGTAATTAATCATCTTATCTTGTAAAGAAGTTTTTAAATCAGTTGACATTGTTTTTAATTTAACTGGTTGTAATGATGCATCTATTTTTAACAATATAGTTTCTGAAACCATTAAATCTTTTATCAATTCATTGTAACTTTCATTTAACCATCCAGTATTTACTTTTATTGATTGTCTTGCTTCATAATTAAATGCTTTACTTTGACCTGTAAATATGTTATAATCTAAATCATTTGGCAATAGTTGATATTCTTTATTTTTTACTTCCCAATTTTCAGTTCTTGCTTTAAAGAACATAATAAAATCCCATCCACCATATTTATTTACATATTCAATTCTTATAGGTGAATATTTTATTTCACATTCTGTTTTAAAAATATAAGTTGCTATAACTACATCATTCTTTACTATTTCTAATTTATTACCATCAGTATAATCTACACCACCTAAACTTATAGGGATTGAAAATAAATATTGTGTTTCAGTTTCTCCATTTAAAATTGTTTCTTCATCTGTATTTGGTATAGCTTCAAAATTAGAATACCTTACTAAATATTCATCAGCATCATTTGTATAATCAATAAAAAAATAAATTGAAGGAATATCATCATTAAAATATTTATATGTTTTATTTTGTTGAAATAAAGTTACTGGTATAAATGTGTCGTTTATTTGTTCATTAAATCCATCTTGATAATCTGTATAACCATTTGTAGCAACATAAGTATAAGTATTTAATAAAGTATAACTTCCAGCAGTTGTTTCTTTATATCTTTTTACTTTAACATAAACCCAATCATCTATTACTTCTGTTATTAAACCACCATAAGATGATGTAGTATTATTAATAAATTCTTTTGCGTAATTAGATATATTGTAAATGTTTTTAGTTTGTGATGCTGATGCTATTTTTTTGCTCAAAGTATATGTAGCTGTTGCTGGTTCAGTTTCGCCTTTGTGCCAAATAAACAATTCAACTTTACTTCCTATTTGACTTGCTTCGTCTACTGTTATAAAAAATGGACTTCTTGTAAATATTAAATTCATTTTATTTATTTGTTATTGTGTAATCTATTAATGTTTCTATATCGTCACCAAATGCTTTTATTAAATCTGTATCTATGTATTTCTTATATCCATCTTCAAATGGTTTAGTAAAAAATAAACTTGGTTTTATACCTTGTGCAAATACTCTTTTAGCTAATATAAATCCTATTGTTTTATAATTACCTTTTTTATATTTTCCTTTTTCATCTCTTAATCTTATGTTCTTTTGCTTTGCCCATAATTCAAATACTTTTGAAGGTGGTCTTTTAGTTTTAAAACTAAATCTACTATTTGGTGCTTTTTGTTTTCCGTTCTTTACTAAACTTGGATTAGAACCTTTAACACCTTCATCTTGATAAAAACCATAATCAGGCATAGAGAAACCCAATAAGAAATAATTATTTTCAAATACTATTTCACCTTTGATTTGATTATAAAGTTGTTTAGAAACGTTCTTATTGCCTTTAGATAAATTACTTCTTGCTTGTTGAATAACATATTTCTTATATGCTTCTAAAACTTCTTTAGTAGATGTTAAATTGTTAGCATTCATTCTCGCAACTTGTCATTTCATTAGCAACCATAACATCAAATGTAACTGTCCAACCAGCTATCTTGTTTTCAAACCTATCTACAAATGGTTCACAATTAGGTGTGCCTTGTAATTGATATAAATCATCAAATAAACTTCCCCTTCTTAATACTTCTAATAGTCTATTAATAACCATTAGTTGTGTATGCAATACATCTTGCTCATTATCATTTGTTAAAAATTGGTCTGTTTGTTCAGTCTTACTAAAGTCTACAACATCCATACATAGAACCGATATATTAAATAACCAAGTGTTGCCATTGTATGTTGCATTGTTTACAATTATATGCGACAAAGGAAATATAGTTTGCTTGTTTAAATCAATTTCAAATATATCACCAGAAGAAACTGTATTAACAAATACATCTTTATATAGTTGGTCTTTTATTGCTGTTGTTATTTGGTAAAATCCTTTCATTATCTTCTTATTAATTCTGTTTCTATTTGGTTCTTTTCTTTCTCAAACGTTAAAAATGTTAATGCAACTGATAATCTAATTCTGGAAACATCTTCAAATCTTCTAACATCTCCTTGAGCAAGAGCATAGAATGATGAATACCAACCCCATTTACTTCCAAATTGTGATTGTTTACTATATTCTGAAACTCCTTGTTGTTCTCCAAATAATGTATCGTAGACTTCAGTAACTCGTTGCCTAAATTGTAAAAAAAAACCACTGCACCTAATGCAACATCAACTGGCATATATTTCATTGCATCGCAATAAGTATAGCTTCCGTTGTATTCTTCTATTTGGTATTTGTCTTTTAGTTTCTTTGTAATTGGTCTGTATAAAACTGCCATAGCATTGTGCATCTTATCCCAATCTGATATATACTTATCCAAATCAGTATATTCACCTAATGTTATTTCATCAAGGTTAGTTATAAAACCAAATTCAGTATTGCCTAATTTAAACGTTCTTTTTAAATCGTATTTTTGATTGAATAAATTTGATAAATTAGTTGTTATTTCATTAACATCTTTGTAACTTATTTTAGCAGCATTCTTTAAATCAATACCACAAAATATTTCTACCATTTTATGTTGAAGAAACTCACCATCAGGATTATCTTTTGCAATAGATAAAAACTTTTGATACTGTTCTAATGTTATTTCATCTAAACTTGTTGGTATTGTAATTTGTAACTTCATTGTTTTTTATTTAAAAATAAAATAAAGTCTAAATTGTATTAAACAAAAAAAAGACAACCATTTCTGATTGCCTTTCCTTCCCCTAATTATAAACCTAACCTAAACTAATTCTTGTATGCTTTCTATTTTTCTATATGTTAATCTTTTATTTAAAAATTGTTTCATAGCATCTACTTCATTTAATGCTTCTATAATAATTTCTACATCTGTACTTTCATCATTACGTTGTGTCCAGTAAGTTATTAAATACTTTGTCATATATGTTTTCATTTGTTTGTTATTTGATACAAATCTAATTATATTGTTTTAAATAAAATACATTTTAACTTTTATTTAACATAGTAACTTATAAGTTACGTCTCAAAGTTTTCATCATATATCATTCCAATATGCAAATCAATTAATGCTAAAGACTTTCTTCTTATTTCTTTAATCTTAAATGCATCTTCTTTGCTTATCATTCCTGTATCAAAACCTTCAACTGAACTTAATGCTTGATTGCACATAGATATTATTTCATATCTTGTATCAGCTTGTTCAAACTCCATATTTTCAAATACATCTTCTTCTTCTTTCATTAGTTTAAATATTGTGAAGCTATATTATACATCTGTTGCATCTTTTTTATTTCACCTATGTTTCTTGGTAAGTTAATTTGTACTTCAACACCTTTAACGTGATGTATGTAACATTGAATAGCTGCTATTATTTGTCCGTATGTCATTAGTATATAAAATAGTTTCCTTTGTTTGGATTTTCTAATTGATAACTTACTGCATATCTTAAAGCATCAAGCAAATGATTATGATTATCAATAGGTGTATTAGATTTCTTTTCTAACCAACAATAGTTGTTTAACTCTTTAATTAAGTTTATGCTTTCTGGTGATATTATCAAATCATAATCCTGTAATAATGATATTCCATAAGTTACAGAACCTTGACCTTTAATTGCTGGAACTATATTTAAACCTGATGTTTGTAATTCACTTATCAATCTTGGTTCAGCACTATCTGCTACTATTAAACTATCTAAACAATGTTGTTTATTTAAATTGTATATCTGCGATGTTGTTAATGAAGGTAAATAGAAACGTTCATTTATATAAATACGTTTGTTAGAAGTATCTATATTGCATTCTATTAATGTTGTTGGGTCATTACTAAAACCAAAATCTTGACCAAATACAGATTTACCTATTTGTTTATATTCTCCTATTGTCCAGTTAGTAAATATAACACCTTCTGCTTTATCTAACCAACCACCTAATATTTGATGCTTATACTTTTCTGGTCTACGTTGTTTAATATTCTCTATTTGACTTATAAAAGACTGTGATAAATTTTCTATATTGTCCTGATAAGTTGTATGTATATAAGTTGTATCATCTTTGATTAAATTACTTCCATCTTGTACACCTTTATCTTCAAAGAATTTCTTGTATATAAAATGTTCTTTTGTTGCTGGATTTAATATTAGTAAAACTCTATTTTGTATTCCTTTAGTTCTAATACTAAAATCTATTTTCTCAAATGTTTCTTCATCTGTTAATTCTTCTGCTTCATCTAATACCCAAGTTGTAACTCCAGCTAATGATTTCAAAGATGCTGTTTGTGTTCCACTACTTGTTTTAATACCTTTAAATAAGATTTTAGAACCTGTTTTTAAATTTACTATTTCATCTTTAGTAATATAAAAATCACTGCTTAAATCAGCTAATTCAATCTTACTTATAAATTCTGGTATAATAGAAACGTTTGCAGATGTTAATGTATATCTTGTAAATAATATTACGTGACCTACTTCATAAGTAAGAAGCAATAAAAATGAATTTAAAGAATATGATTTACCACTTCCCCTTCCACCTGTAATTACAAAATATCTACTATCACTTCCTAATAGATTATATTTATCATTCAGTTTTATTTCCAATTTTAAATATATCTTT